CCACGGAGAAGGACGTCAGGAGGATGCCATCTGGCGGAGCCTGGTTGCCAGGCGGGATAACACTAATCGGGCGCTGGTCGATGATTGCGCCGGTATCGATACGAGCAAATTTATCCGGGTCGTGAGCCACGCCGGTAATGGTAAGCGTGCCGTTATTGTTGTCCTTTACACCGATAACGCGATACTGCTGCGGCACCAGGTCGGTATATTCGACGATCCAGACGCACTCCGCCTCTGGTGTCTCACTGTATCCCGTCGTGACCGTTACCTGCCGGCGGCCATTCACCGACAGGATGGCCCTAGCCTGCGAGATACCCGACGGCAGATTCAGATGCAGGCGGTCGCCTTCTTTTGCATCGATATCACGGTCGAGCGTGATGACGCGTCCATTCACCGCGCTGATACGACCACCATTAACTCGCCCGGCCAGCCGTTCATCGCCCAGGCCAATGATGTAACCAGGCTGTGGGATCCTGCCGTCCAGACCAACATCAATTTCGACCATACGGTCCTTGTTGTTGGTCAGAATGGCCCATAACCCTTTACGATGGGCTTCACTCTGCCGCGTACATCCAATGGCCGTGACTTCCACCTGATTAAAGCTGTAACGGGAAACCAGTTCCGGGATAAATGCGGGCTCCATCGCATCGGCATAGGCGTTATCCGGGTCAGACCATGAAACTAGCGCATTGGTGTACCGCGCCTTACTGGTGCTGCTGGAATAGCGCGGGCTACCGATAATATTTGCGCGCGTATAGTTGAAATCGACATCACGCGGCATATCGGCCTGCACGATAATCTGCTCACCACTCCAGCAGGTCATACCCCGGAAAATAGCAGCGAAATCGCGTAGTACGGTGTAGGCGTCGTTGCGTTCCTGGACATAAACGTTACAGGTATGGCGAGGCTCCATACCATCACCGCCCCTGCCATCGGGTATCAGCTGATCGCAATACTGCGCAATCGGGTAAAGCGCCCATTTGGAGATATTCGCGCTGGTCAGACGATCGCCAAGACCGAAACGATCAGAGACAATAATGTCGTAATAAATCCATGCCGGGTTATCAGTCCATGCCCATTTGAAGCCCCCTGTCCATGTGCCGGTATATTCGCGCGTTTCCGGGTTGTAGTTATCCGGGACACGGATAACACGCCCGCGCGGCTCGCAGGAGATTTGCGGGATAGAACCATTGAACTGGCTGGAGTCGAATTCGATGTACAGCAGAGCGGTATGTGGGTAACGCAGTTTCGCGTCAATAACCTCGGTGTAGCTCTGTAGCGTCATGACATCGCCGATTTTGACGCTGTTCGCGTCCGGCGATACCTTGCGAAGACGCAGCGTCCAGGTGCTGCCTGCCTGCGGTAAATCTATACGGTGGCTACGTTCATACCCGGAAGTCGTTTTGCCGGAGGCTGCGGTTTCCAGTACGGTCTGCCAGGCTTCGCCATCCGTCTGTAAATCGATGGCGTATTTAACGGTATTCCCCACCACATCGCCGTCGTCTTCCTGTTTCATCAGGGATGGCCATTTCAGGCGGACGCGAACGGCAGAAAGCTGGGTATTGGTGAATGTGTGGGTCCAGGCGGTCTCGCTGGAAACTTCCGTCCCTACGCTAATTTCATTTTCAGTGCCGGGAATACCCTGAATATAATTTTGTGCCTGCGTACCCGGCCTGAATTCCCACGCTACGCCGCTAAAGCTTTGCGAACCGTCGGCATTCTCCAGAGGGGTGCCATCGAGATAAATATCTTTCCCGGTTAAACCACCCGCAAATTCACCCTCACCTAATGCGATAAGAATTTTGGCTTTTGCTACAGACTGTAAATCGTCCGGCTGTTCCGTGGGCGTACGCTGTTTAGAGCTGCCACCTTTACGCCCTTTAATGATGTTATTTGCCATATTACGTCCATAAAAAAAGCCACCGCAAGGTGGCTACTGTTTGTATATCAGGATATTCAAAACCCGGTTCCTCGGGTTAAGCTGGCTTCTTTGTATGCAGAGTTTAAAAAATGGAAAAATCAGAGCGTCATCATTTTGTTAGTTTTCCGTATCGCCCGGCCATCAGAGAAGATGGTGAAATAAACAACGGAGGATTCGATCTGACCCTCGAACCGGAGCGCATATCAGAAATACACGAAATCAAAGATTATCCGTGGTTCAGGGATTTTCTGATTAGCGTCAATACATACGGTCTCTTATTTATGACCTTTGGATGCGCCCTTGGGAGTCTGGAAGAATCTTTCTGCGGATATATCGATTTTTCTCTTCGCCCTGACAGTCCGACACATTTGCGGGTAGATCTTAGTCAACTTGACGATCTGTTTTACCAATATCTTGCAGGGGCCATGCCGGACGAGGAAACCCGCATTCGGGGTATTGAATATGCCCGAAGCATTCTCCATTGGACACTTTCGCCTCTAGAAATTCGTGGTGAATCCTATGCAAAAGTGACTCTGACATTTGATGCTTCTCAACAAGAAGGGGTTGCATGGGTGTTTGACCATCTGAGTTATTTTTTAACAATCTCATATCCTTCATTACCTCATGTCATGGCTGGTTGACAGTGCTACTGCTGGTCTTCGACATAGATACCGGCGGAAATAATCGCGCCGCCAATTCGCCGCTTACCATAAAGCAAACCAACAGGATAACCCTGTGAGGCGGTATTGGTTACGCCGCCAAAGGCATAGCTGGCTTTATTATCGGGGGATTCTTTACGGGCAAGGCCTGCTGGCTGAGGTGAAAGCATCTGCACAACACCGCCTAGCATCATGGCTCCGCCTGCCATCATCACATTTACGCCCCACGCCTGACCGAATCCGAAAGTGGCTATAGCTCCAACCGCAACAATGACCGCACCTAAAATAGTCTGAAGAAAACCGGCTTTTTTGCTACCAATGACTACAGGGACAATGCGAATTACCTCTCCAGTTATCGGAAAACCTAAGTCATCTACCCCTATGTTTTTTTCTCCTTTAAATACCGCATAGGTTAATCCGCGCTCTTTGCTGGTAATCATAAATTTTTCAAAGCCGGGTATCGTTTTCGCCAGCGCTATGCCTGCTTCATGGATGCACGAAATAAGACGGTGATGAGTTTTTCCAAACTTTTTACCGAGCATCCCACTTAATTCAATACGCGTCATAACTTCTTGCATTTTTTCTCCCCCGAAAAAAACCGCCTGACGGCGGTTCTTCACATAAAGATAAATTAAAAAGCCGTGGGGTATATTCCAAAATCACCATTGGTTCCATAACCAATCCGGTACATTAATGTTTTTCCATCAGCAACTGTCCCCGACTGCTCACTCATTCCACCACCACACATTCCTTTTGGCCATGCGCTAAATACATGATTCCCTACTTCTGGATAAATCACGGCTTTTTGAGTGGTATCTAAATCAGCTATCTCTTTACCATCTAGATATACTCGCGTCATACAAGCGCTACCCATAACACCAGAGTCTCGCTTTATAATAACTTCGCCCGTGCCTTCTTTTTTAGAAAAAAACGATGAGTCCAATATTTGTTTGAAGGGGATATTTTGTGCCTGTTCATTTGTTACTGGTTTAGTTGCACACCCGCTAATTCCCACAATCACTAAAGCTAGTGCAATTTTTTTCATCTCGGTGTCCCTTTTGTTTTTAGTTCAAATCTCACAAAAGATTAACACAGAGAATGATATCGAACGATTTTCATCGTTCTATCTAACCAGTATCCACCATACGGCACACGCTGGCTGAGATGGCCATAAAGGTGGTGCAGTAGCATGTTACCTTCCAGCAGAATCCCGGCATGGTTCCATTTGTCCGACTGCACCTGCATGATCACCATATCACCCGGCTGCGGTGGACCATCAAATTCACGGAATCCGCATTCATACCAGCAATCGTGGTAGAAATTTTCGGGATAGTCGTTTTCCCACCAGGGATAATCAACGCGGTAATCGTGCAGCTCGATGCCGTGGTTCTGCCGGAAATAGCTCATCACTAAACCCCAGCAATCGTAATGGCCAAGCACGAACGGTCGCTCGAGGAGGGGCAACTCTCCGCGTGGGTGGATGGTACGCAGATCGCCTTCTGGACAGCTGATAATATGCCAGGGGAGCAGCGTTGCATCGCACTGCGCCTTATCCAGTTCGCTGGGTTGCGTGGTCGCATCAGGATGGCTGTGAACAATGCCGATAATCGTTCCCCAGTCCTCTACCTCTGCGTAATCTTCTGGTGACAAGACGAAATTATCATTCGACTCGCTGGCCAGGTTCCTGCAGGGAAAATAGCGCTCCACTCTGCCCCGTTGAGCAATCAATCCGCATGCCTCACGCGGATAATCAGCTGCAGCATGAGCCTGTATCGCCTTAATCGTTTTCTGGCGCATATCAGCTCCTTATCAGCGACGTACCAGGGAACCCGCCGAACGGCAGCTCGTTATGCTCGCCAAAACGTAATTTGCAGGCAGTGATTGTTCCGTTGCAGACGTCCTTCGATGGGTCATCAACCGGTTTGTTATTCTTGTCGAAATACTTTGTCCCGGCATAATCGCAGCCATCGCCACTACGGTATTTGTTGCGAATACACCAGGTGCAAACCGAATGATACTGGCGGGTTGGGATCAGCTTCCCCTGCACCCCCATCGGGCTATCGAGTGTGAACTCCACCGTTTCATCGGTTTCAAGTTGTTTGGCGTCAATGAAAAATAGCTGCCGCTTTTCCTGCGTCGGGTCCGCGGTGGCATTACCTTCAGGGAAGTGGTGATGCTGCCAACTTACTGATTTAGTGTATGATGGTGTTTTTGAGGTGCTCCAGTGGCTTCTGTTTCTATCAGCTGTCCCTCCTGTTCAGCTACTGACGGGGTGGTGCGTAACGGCAAAAGCACTGCCGGACATCAGCGCTATCTCTGCTCTCACTGCCGTAAAACATGGCAACTGCAGTTCACTTACACCGCTTCTCAACCCGGTACGCACCAGAAAATCATTGATATGGCCATGAATGGCGTCGGATGTCGCGCCAGTGCACGCATTATGGGCGTTGGCCTCAACACGGTTTTACGTCACTTAAAAAACTCAGGCCGCAGTCGGTAACCTCGCGCATACAACCGGGCAGTGATGTGATTGTCTGCGCTGAAATGGACGAACAGTGGGGCTACGTCGGTGCTAAATCACGTCAGCGCTGGCTGTTTTACGCGTATGACAGGATACGGAGGACGGTTGTGGCGCACGTCTTCGGTGAACGCACTCTGGCCACACTGGAGCGTCTTCTGAGCCTGCTGTCGGCCTTTGAGGTCGTGGTATGGATGACGGATGGCTGGCCGCTGTATGAATCCCGCCTGAAGGGAAAGCTGCACGTAATCAG